CAATGACAACGGGGGTGGCGACGGCGGCACCGGTGGCTCCGATGGGAGCGGCGGCAATGGGGAGGGCGGCGGCGATGGAAGCGGGGGAGGCGACGGCAGCGGCGGCGGAACCGGTGGCGGCGATGGCGGCAACTGCGACCCGGCGAAACAGGACTGCTCCCCCGGTCCTGCCGGCCCCGGCGGCGAACTCAAGGAACCCAAGCCCGGCACTTGGGATGACGCCATCGCCACCTGGGAACAGAAGGTCGAGCAGGCCAAGAAAGAACTCAAGGACAAGGTCCGGGCCAACGTCGATCAGATGAAGGGCGCGTTCGACCTCAACCTGGCGGAAGGCGGCGGCCAGCTTCCCTGCGAGTCCATGACCATTTGGGGCCGATCCTACTCCCTCTGCGTCGCCGACTACGCCGACCAGCTCTCCAACCTGCGTGTGGCGCTGCTGCTGATGGCCGCGCTGATCGCCGCTTTCATACTGCTGAGGGACTGACCCTATGGAATGGCTCTCCGGTTTTCTCGATCAGATCATCGCCTTCTTCCAGTGGATCTGGGATTTCTTCGCCCAAGGCATTTATGACTTCGTGCGCGACGGCCTGGTGGTCGCCACCAAGGCGTCGATGTACGCCGCGCTCCAGACCCTGATCCTGCTGATCGATGTCAGCTACACCGCCGCCCGCGAACTGATCGACAGCCTCGGCGTGCCGCAGATGATCCGCAGCATGTACGCCGCGCTGCCGGGTCCGATTGCGGCGGGGCTGGCCTTCTTCGGCGTGCCGCAGGCGCTGAACATCATCATGGTCGCGGCGGCGACGCGCTTCTGCATGCGCTTCGTGCCGTTCATTGGGAGGTGATCCGTGTCGATCAAGATCCATCACGGCCCCAATGGCTCCTACAAGACCTCAGGCGCGATCCAAGATGACGCCGTGCCCGCGCTGAAAGACGGGCGGGTGATCATCACCAACGTGCGCGGCTTCACCCTGGAGCGGGCCTATCAGGTCTTCCCGGACCTGCCCAACACGGCGGAAATCATCAACCTCGATCTGGAGTCGCTGGAAGACCTCGAAAAGATGCGCACGTGGTTTCAGTGGGCGCCCCGCGGGGCCTTCCTGATCTTCGACGAAACCCAACTGCTGTTTCCCAAGTCCTGGCGGGAAAAAGACCTCGAGCGCTTCGACTACCCCGGTGGACCGGAAGCGGCCCACGCGGCCGACCGCCCCATGGGCTGGCTCGACGCCTGGACCCGGCACCGGCATTTCAACTGGGACATCGTCCTCACCACGCCGAACATCTCCTACATCCGCGACGACATCCGCATGACCTGCGAGATGGCCTACAAGCATTCCAACCTCGCGGTGATCGGCATCCCTGGCCGCTACAAGGAGGCCCAGCATGACGCCCAACTCAACCGTCCGCCCGCCGATGGCACCATCATCGAATACAAGCGGATCCGAAAGCAGACCTTCGCCCTCTACCAGTCCACGGCCACCGGCAAGACCCAAGACACCAAGGCGGGCAAGAGCCTCTTCCGGTCGCCTAAGCTGGTTCTTCTACTGGCATTGCTGGCCGGCACTATTGGCTTTGTTAGCTATATGGGGCCAATGCGGGTTATTGGTGCTAAGCCTGATCCGGCGGCTTCCGCGCCTACTCCTAAGCCTCTTCCGACCGCTACTGCGCCTGCTGCTGTGGCTGCTCCAGCGCGTCCTGCTGCGAATAGCTTTCTTCCTCCTGGGCTTGTACCTGATGGGCCTGCTGCTGCGCCTGTTGATCTGAACGCCCATCCCTTCGCCGATCGGCGGATTTCGATCCTCGCCCACGCCTACATGCCGTCGAAGGGCGATATCTACATGTTCGCCCTGGATGACCCTGCCGGCCGGCACCTGGAACTCACCAGTTGGCAACTCGTGGGATCCGGCTACGCGATCAAGCCACGCGGCGAGTGCGTGGCCGAACTGCTCTACGGGGAATGGGAGGGGACCGTCACCTGTGCCGGCTCCTCGGTCCGGCCGGTGGCGGTCGCTGGCGTGCCGCCGTTGCTCAACCTGCCGCCATCGGCAGCGGGCGCCCGCGAACCTGACAAGGTGCCGCTGACCATCGTCCCCGATTCCGAATACGCCTCGCGGCCCTGGAGGCAGAAATGATCGATTGGGAATTCCTCGTTCCGGTGGCGATGGGCTGGGCGCTGCATCACTGGTGGACGGTGATGACGGCGCTAGCGGCGGTAGGGGCGCCGCCATGAGGGGCGGGCCGCGCCGCCGGCCGGGAGCGCAAGGCATGAGCGATAGGCCGAAGGCGCGGCCGACGCCCCTGTAACACGTCAGATAAACGCCCTGTGTTTTGGACATTAATGGACATTGCTGGGTAAGCCCATGAAGAAAGTGAAACCGATTCATCAAAACCGCCTCCTGTTGCAACCCGACGGACAACTGCTGGACTCCCCCAAGGGACGGCTCTTCGTTGATTCCATAACGGGGGCGTTCACCGACCTGTCAGGGGTGCGCATCCTGCGGTGCGGCGTGGATACGGTGCGGCAGTTGTACAACGGCAAACTCCGGCCGGAAGTCATGGCGCTGTTTGACCTCTCGGTAGATGTGGTCGAGTTCGCCGGCTACGAGTGGTCCAAGGGCCGCATCGGTCGCGACTCTGGCTATCAGTACCGCCTGCAGAACGCTGAAATGGGTCTGATCCTGCTGATCAAGAACCACAACATCAAGGTCGACACCATTGGCTCGCACCTCAAGATCGAGGTATCGCCTCACGCCCTCGATGGCGCCGATCCGCGGATCCTCCAGGGCGTGCTGGATGACCTGGCCGCAGCGGTGCTGAGTCACTGCGAGACCAACCAAGCCGCTGTGCATATCGCCCTGGACGTACAAGGCTGGAAACCGCCTCGCGATTTGGTGGATCGCATGCATTGCCGCTCGCGTCGGGTGCGGCAAATCAGCGGGATCGAGCGGATCGAGTTCGACGGCAACGCCTCTGTCTACGGGCGTGGCGAGACGTACATGTTCGGCTCGGCCAACGGTCTGCAACTGTCGATCTATAACAAGACCCTCCAGGCTCGGGCCACCGACAAGCTCGACTATTGGGAAAGCGTGTGGGCGACCTTGAACGGGGATCCGTTCGGCGATGGCGACCCAGCCTATAACCCCCTGGAGACGGTCTGGCGCATCGAATTCCGCTTCCATCACTCGGTGGTGCAACAGTTCTCCGAAGGCTCGCGTATGGCCTCCGGGGAGGTTATGGGCTGTCGCACCTATGAGGGGCTTTGCCCGCATCTGCAAGGGCTGTGGGGCTACGCCTGCGAAAGCTTCAAGCTGCTGAGTCGGTCGGCGGTCTACGATCCCTTCTGGAGCCTGATCAGCCAGGACGCCCGCGTCCAAGTTGAGTGCGATCCGCTGATCGAGCGCGCTGAGTACCGGCGCTATTACAAGACCGCCAAGGGCTTTAGCGGGCGCAACTGCGAGATGTTCCTCGGCCAGTTCGTGAGCCTGATTGCGCGGGAGCGGATTCCCGCAAAAAAAGCGATTGAGTCCGCCCGCAAATTGGAGTTCTGGCACGTTATCGAAGACCACTATCTCGCCAAGGGTTGGACTCGTCGCGATCTGGAAAGGCACATACACAAGCTGATGTGTGATCGGTATCTACGGCGGGGATACGCGATCTGATGGCGATCACCAAGCTTGAGGATGGCCGCTGGCTGGCCGACGTTGAGCCGATCAAGGGCAAGCGTTTTAGGAAGCGTTTCAAGACCAAGGGCGAAGCCCAGCGGTTCGAGGCGATGGTGCGGACGAAGCATGCGCGACAGCGGGAGTGGAACCCCGTTCAGCAAGATAAGCGACTGCTGTCGGAACTTATAGAGCGTTGGTATGAATTGCATGGGCACTCGATTACCAGCGGGAGGCGTCGTAAGAATTTGCTATTGCTGATCGCGTCTCGCCTGGGTGACCCGGTGGGGCAGAGGTTCACCACTGCTGATCTGGTCGCGTTCAGGAAGCGTGAGTTGGAGGAGGGCGCCTTACCTAGGTCTATAAACGTTCGCTATTCGTATCTGAAAACAGTATTCACCGAGCTTCGTAGGCTCGGCGATATCGACTATCCGAATCCTTTGGATCGTCTCAAGCCGTTGAAGCCTCAACAGTCGGTTGTATCGTTCCTGTCTAAGGATCAGGTAGCGGTGTTGGTGTCAGCGCTCCGGGACTATTCGACCTTTCCCCACTTGGCATTGATTTCAGAGGTCTGCTTGGCGACGGGGGCTCGCTGGTCGGAAGCGCAAGGGTTGACTCTGCCCATGGTCCGGGATGGATCGGTGGTCTTCTCCAATACCAAATCAAAGCGTGTTCGATCCGTACCAATCTCGACAGACTTGCAGGCTCGACTTGAGAAATATTTCGCCGGTCGGAATCGCTTTCCCTCTTGTCGGGAGGCGTTTGCACGGATGGTGAAGCGTTGCGGTATCGTATTGCCAAGAGGACAGTGCACCCATGTGCTACGCCATACGTTCGCTTCCCACTTCATGATGAACGGTGGAAACATCCTGGCGCTGAAAGAGATTCTTGGGCATTCGTCGCTGAACATGACCATGCGCTATGCGCATTTGTCGCCGGAGTACCTGCGGGACGCTATTCGACTCAACCCGCTGGCGGATTTCGACAGTTCTTCGACACTTGTCGAGACGTCCTAGATTTTTCCTTTGCATATCAATAAGTTATGAGCGCTGATTCGGCTTTGCCGATTTGTGCGTAAAATAGCCAGCTTTTCTCCTCGAACACCCGGATTCCAGAGCACCATGGGCACCCTTTCGGTCAATCAGAACAAACTGCAGAAGCGCCTGCGCCGCCTGGCCGGCGAGGCCATCACCGACTTCAACATGATCGAGGATGGCGACAAGGTCATGGTCTGCCTGTCCGGCGGCAAGGACAGCTACACCATGCTCGACATCCTGCTCTACCTGCAGAAGGTCGCGCCGATCCGCTTCGAGATCGTTGCGGTGAACATGGACCAGAAGCAGCCCGGTTTTCCCGAGCATGTCCTGCCGGAGTACCTGAAGTCGATCGGCGTGGAGTACCACATCGTCGAGAAGGACACTTACTCGGTGGTCAAGGAGAAAATCCCGGAAGGCAAGACCACCTGCTCGCTGTGCTCGCGCCTGCGCCGCGGCACGCTGTACACCTTCGCCGACGAGATCGGCGCGACCAAGATGGCCCTCGGTCACCATCGCGACGACATCCTCGAGACCTTCTTCCTCAACATGTTCTACGGCGGCACCCTGAAGGCCATGCCGCCGAAGCTGCTGGCCGACGACGGGCGCAACGTGGTGATCCGGCCGCTGGCCTATTGCAGCGAGAAGGACATCGAGGCCTATTCCCAGCTCAAGGAGTTCCCGATCATCCCCTGCAACCTCTGCGGTTCGCAGGAGAACCTGCAGCGCCAGGTGGTCAAGGAAATGCTGCTGGAATGGGAACGCAAGTCGCCGGGGCGTACCGAGATCATGTTCCGCGCCCTGCAGAACGTGGTGCCGTCGCAACTGGCCGACCGCAACCTGTTCGACTTCGCCAACCTGCGCATCGACGAGAACGCCACGCCGCGCTTCCTCGACGTGATGAACCTCTGA